GCTTCATGAGTTCTGGCAGGAACACCGTGCGGTTATACTGCTCCGTCTGCGCCTTCTGCTCAGCATGCGCGGCCTGGGCCTGCGCTAACGTCGTCTGGGCATTCTCCAGCATGCTCTGCCCACTCGCGCTTAACGTCTCCATCGCTTCTTTCGAGTAGAATTGCGGCAACCGGGCCGCGTACTGCGTCAGGCCCGACTGCTGGAGATCATGGCGCATCGCCTCCAGGTCCTCCTGATTCTTGACCCCCTGGGACCGTCGTGTCAGATAGCCTGCGACCTTCTCGCGCATGCTCAGTTGCTGCTCCTGGATCTTCCACTGCCGGTCCTGCTGCCCCTGGTGCAGTTTCAGGATCTGCACGCCCGCGTCAGGATCTTGACGCATCAGCGCCTCGATGGGGTTCTGCCGGGGCTGGGGCGCCAGCCCGCCAAGCGTGGACTGCGGCCCGCCACCTGGCATCCCGCCGGGCGGCGGCGTGGCGAAGCGGCTGAGGTCCTGCCCACCGGGCACCGTCTGGGGTGCGCCCGGGGGCTGCCCTGGCATGACGGTCTGCTGCGTCATGGGGGCACCACCCTGCGGCATGGTCAACGCGGGGCTCGCCAGGGTACTCCCCCCACCGCCGAGCACCAGCCCTGGGTTCTCCTGGAGCGCCTGGCGCGTACGGGCCGCTGTCTCCTGCTGTCGCGTCAGTGCGGCGAGTTCCAGCAGGCCAGTCTGGTTCTGGAGGTTGCCACTCCGGATACGGTTCTCGATCAACTCTTGTTCGTTATAGGGTTTGATCCCTGTGTCCCCAAGTGCCAACATCAACGATCCCAGGGTGGACATCGCCCCCTCCTAACGATTCAGGCTCGCCAGTAGACTGGTCGCATTATTCGTGGCCCCGCCCAGGGCGCGTTGCCAGGACAACGCCGGCCCCAAGGCCCCCAGACCCTGCGCATTGCCGAGCTGCCCGAGCAGACTCGCTTGCTGCTGGGCATAGTTCGCCCCCTGCGTGCCGAGTTGACCTACGCTTGTTTGCCCGATGTTCGCAAGCCCAGCGAGCCTGTTCCACTGCGTCTGCTGGTTCTGGAGCTGGCTGTTGTACTGCGCCAGCATGCGCTCATAGTCCGTGGCGTTTTGCGCCGTATCCCGCCCGTACTGCGTCTGCGACTGCTGCATCATGCGGTCGTAGACACTCTGGTCATACGCCTGGCGCTGCTGCTGCTCCCACTGCTGCCCGGTGAGCCCTTGCTGCCAGGCCGTCTGCTGCCCCTGCAGGGCCTGCTGCCAGTTCTGGCTCCCGGCCTGCTGCGCCAGGTGTTCCCGCACGCCCGTCTCCCCCATGGCCCGCGACCAGTCGAACTGCTGCCCGGCCATCCCCTGCTGCCACTGCTGCCCTTGCGCGCCGAGCACCTGCGAGAAGCCCTGCTGCGACGCTTGCTGCGCCATCTGCTCACGGAAGGCGGCTTCGGTCTGGGCCTGCGACCAGCCCTGTTGGGTGGCAACGTGTTGGAGCTGCTCGCGGAGCTGCGCCGCACTCATGGCCTGGCCAAAGTTTTGCGCCGTGGCCTGTTGGCCCCATTGTTCGCGCATCTGGGCTTCCTGCGCCGCCTGCCCAAACCCTTGCTGCGTGGCGTATTGGTTCCAGCCCTCGCGCATCTGCGCCTGCTGGCTGGCGCGCTCGAAGGCGTTGCCGTACTCCTGCGAGGAGAGTTCCTGCCCCTGGCGCTGGAGGGCGGCCAGCGCCGGCCCGGAGAGCGCGCCGCCCCGCGCGGCCGCCGAGGCCTCCATGGCGTTGCGGCCTTCCTGGAGCCGAAAAGCCACGCCCGGATCGTTCGCGAGCAGCTCCTGCCCGCTCAAGGTCGGCACGGCCCCCGGCGTGTACCGATAGTCGGCGGCCCGGGGCGCACTGCCCGGGGTGTAGCGGTACTGCGCCGCGTCGGGAGTCTGGCCCGGCGTGTAGCGATAGTCCTGCGCCCGCGGTCCCTGGCCTGGCGTCCAGCGGTAGTCCCCCGCCTGCACGGCCTGCGGCCCCTGATAGCCGTACTGGCTGGCCTGGGGAACGGCCCCCGGCGTGTAGCGGTAGGCGTCCGGGTTTGGCACGCCCCAGAGGCCACCGCCCCCCGTCCCTGTGGCAGGGTCGCCCGTCATCCCATGCGTCATCATGCCGCTCATGTCCCCGCCGCCTGGACGTTGGGGTCCCGCGTACGCCATCGGGCTCCAGGTCGGGGCGATCTGCGGCAAGGCGTACCCGGCCCCACTGATGGACGGCGGCGGCTGGAAGGCCGCCTGCGGCCCCTGCCCGGCGAGCTGCTGGAGCTGTGGCAAGGCCTGCTGTCCGGCCTGGAGCCATGGCGCCTGATTGGCCTGCTGCTGGAGCCACTGCGCCGTCTGGAGGTCCATGCCCCGGTTCAGGGCCGCCGCCTGCTGCCGGGCCGCGTCGGCGCTGGCGTTGCTGCCAATGGCGCCACCCGCCAGCGACCCCGCGCCACTCACGAGCGGGCCGAGCACGCCGGCGTGCTGGCCGAGGAAGCCGCCGACACTGCCGAGCGCACCGAGGATCGTGTTCCACCAGTTGCCGCTGCCTTCTCCCGTCAAGCTCGGATCGCCACTGGAGCCCGGGCCATACGGGTCGTTCCAGCTGAGGAAATCCTCGGAGCCCCCCATGCCGCTGAAATTGGTATATTCCGGCCCCGCCCCGCCAAAGGCATCGCCCCACCCTGGCGCCATGACCGTGCCGTAGCCCTCGCCACTGCCCAGGTCGAGATTCAGCCAATCCCACTCGCTCATCCTGCTCTCCCTTCACAGTAGCCTCCGGGAAACCCAGGCTCTTGGAGCTTGGGAGGGATAGGAGGTTGGCTCGTAGAGCCAATTCCCTGTTAGCGGGACGCCAATTCCCTCTGCGCGTAGCGCACATTCCCCTTGCTTAGGTTACAAAATACTAGATAGACTTTTACCAGAGCTGAAGGCACACCAGCGATGGTGCTGAAACGGTTGGGCTCTGGTTGTGCCGCCATACTTCTTTCCCGAGTTAAAAGGCATCAAGGTACACAGGCCGCAGTCAATCGGCCTAACGCGAGAAGGTACTTCTCGTAAAGTAGCGCATCGAACAGGGCTACCCTCTGTGTCGTGTAAGCCAGCTACAAGCCCAAGGATTTATCCTTGGGTGGTTGACCTGTGCAGGTTCGCCAGGGTGGGCTGCCGCCGCCGGGCCAGTCCCTGCATGACGCCCTGCGTGACGCCTTTGGCGGCCCCGAGTAAGCCCTGCACGCCACTCCCCGCCTGCCCAAGTTGCCCCGCCAGCCCGAGATAGCGACTGGCCTGCTGGAGCGGGTCGGCCCCCGGGATGCGCCCCAGCGACCCCGTGATCCGCCCGGCACTCTGCGCCAGGCGCGCCGCATCACTGAGCGAGTGGATGCCCCCGCCCAGCACGTTGGTCAGGCCGCCAATGCCCCCGGCCAGCCCGCCCGCGATGCCCAGCCCCAGGCCCAGGTTCCGCAACCACGGCTGGTTGGTGGCGTGCCCAAGGACGCCCGCCCCGGTGCCCGCGATGCCCGAGAGCGTGCCGAGGCTCCCGAGCGTGGTGGCCAGGCCCGCGCCCCCCGCAAACAAGGGAGCGGCGGCCAAGCCACCCGTGGCCCCCAGGCCCAGCACGCCGAGCGCGCCGATGAGGTTGTCGCCCAGCGGGTTAAAGGCATCACTCGCCTGCGGCACACTGGCCCGATAGTCCCAATCGCCCGCCATGCCCACAACCTTGCGGTACAAGTCGCGTTCCTGCGTGGAGGCCTTCCCGGCTTCGAGCTTGTCGCGCAAGGTGAGCACAATCCCGCCCACGTCCGGGCTGCCGGGATCGAGCGACGTCCACCAGTCTTTGTTGGCGTGCTCCCCGGCGTACTCCCCCTGCCAGCCGGCCTGTAACTGGCTGATGTCGCGAGTGGGAATCGCCCTGGCTTGCTGCTCCCACTGCTGATACTGCTCCCGCTCCCAGGGCTGCGCCTGCCCCGCACGGACCCGGTCCCGCAAGGCCAGGAGCTCCGTCACATAGCCCGGCGCGGTCTCCGGCATACTCCCCTGCCAGGCACGGTGCTCCGGCGCCCACTGAAAGGCCTCGTGCCCATACTGCGCCGTATTGCGATACTCCGGCAGTTTCGTCGTGCCCTCGATACCCCAGGTGATCTTCTCGCCATTCGGCAAGGTGATCTCGCCAGGTTCAGGGATGTTCGCCCCTTCCTCGCTCTCGTCCACAATGCCCGTGCCAGGAACATACCACTTGGCCACTCAGCACCTCCTACGGCGGCGGCAGCAGCGCCGGCCACCACGTACACTGACACGTCAGCGCCCCGGCCGCGCCGTACCCCGCGCCCACGGGCTGCGCCAGCACCTGATACGCACTCGGCACCGTGAAACCGCCCTGGCCACGCCAGCCGGTGCTACTGCCCGTGGTGCCTGCGGTCACGGCAGCCGCAACGCCCCAGCGATCCGCCACGACGCTATCGCCTACCAGCAGCCCGGTCAGCGTGCCCGTGAACGTCGTGACTATGCGCCACGTGACCCCCACCACCTGCGCCCCAGCCGGGGCCATGGCGGCGAACGTGAGCCCCGCCGCGCCACTCACGGCCACGGTAAGCGTCGTCGTCTGCGGCTGCACGAGGGCGGCCACCTGGGCGGCGAGCGCGTCCAGCTCGGCCTGGAGCGTGGCCACGAGGGCCTCGAAGGCGTCGAGATCGCTCCGCAGGGCGTCCACGTCCCGACGTAAGACGGCAAGGTCCACCTGCGCCTGGCCAAGCTGGCGCGCGACGTCCGAAAGCCACCGTTGCCAGGGAGGCGTGATGATGGCCCCAGGCTGGATGAGGGCTTCCCGGGCAGGGGCGGGCGCGAGGATGTCGGCCACTGGTATTCCACCTTAAACTATGGTATACTTCTAGGGTATACTTCGCTTGTGGGACTAGGGATTGCAACCCGAAAGCGCGTTTCCGGCGCGTTGTCCCACACACCAAACCGGACCCATCGACGGAGGATGGACTCATGCCGCATAAAGACCCTGAAGTTGCGCGTGCCTACAGTCGTGCCTATCGCCGTACTCACAACCAAAAGACCACTGCCTATAATCGTGCCTATGCTGCCGAGCACAAAGAAGAACTTGCCGCAAAGGCCGTCGTCTATCGCGACGTGAACAGAGAAAAACTGCGCGCACAAAGCCGCGCCTACGAGGCAGCGAATAAAGAGACACGCCTTGCGAGGGCTCGTGCATACAAAAAAATCTCTCAGGCGAAAAATCGCGAACGACTTCAGGTGATTAGCAAAGCGTACTATCACTCCCATCAAGAAGAACGCAAGGCGAAGAATCGTGCGTATCGTGCGGCCCATAGAGACCATTTCAATGCTATCAGTAAAGCGTATTATGAAGCGCATAAAGACGATCCAATTGCTCGCGCCAAAAGACGTGCTGCACTTTCAGCATGGCAGAAAGCCAATCCTGAAAAAGTCATAGCAGCTACACATCGACGGAGAGCCCGCAAAGCTGGAGCCACCATCAATGACCTGACCGCCGCCCAATGGCGTGAGATGAAAGAGCATTACGGCTACCGTTGCGTCTATTGTAGCCGTAAGATGCAACGCCTCACGCAAGATCACATCACTCCCGTAGGACCTGAAGGGCCACATACCGTACACAACGTTGTCCCTGCCTGCGGCTCCTGTAACTCAAAGAAGGGGCGAAAAGCTCCGCTGTGCCCTGTTCAGCCGTTGTTCTTGACCATTACACCACCAAGGAAAAAGAAAACCTCATGAAACCTATAGGTACGCTGCTAAGAATGCTATTTTGACTGGATCAGTGACCGTAATCTCGAAAACCATGTCGCGGCTCTGACCAAGCCCATACCAGACGGCCTGCTGGCGCCTCGCTCCGATCTTGCCAGCAGAGCGCCATCTCCCGTGGCCAAACGAATGCCCTGCATCGGTGCTTGTTCGCAGCATGATTTGCGGATCTGCGCCTGGAATTTGACCGCCATCCAAGCCAACACCCATTTCAGCGTCAAGACGAAATTGGTTGTAGCGGAGACGGTTGTGTTCATGTCTCACATGCGGAGAGGTACGCCTGCATACGCGGGTGCTCTGGCCAAACTTATGGTAATCTATGTCCCACAGATACAGAGCGCCAGTGTTTCTATCACCCCAAAGATGCTCAGAAAAAGCCGAGCAATGCGTGTGACTCGGGTACTGTCCGAAAGACCCATCCTCCAGGAGACACGGCCATTCTGCCCATGCCTGGGTGGCTGTGTCATACGCCCATGTTTGATTGCCACTGAGAAACGACAACACGTACCAGGCGTGCCCGCCGTGCCTGGCGGTGCAGGCGATGGCATCGCCTACAGTCGGCATGCGGCTCATGGCGGATTCGAGCGCATGCGTCGAGATCCGCTCTGGGGCGTACCCGTTCAGGCGCCAAACAGGGCCTTCACCGCGGGGACTGCCGCCCAGGAAATACACCTGATTATCCAGCGCGGCCAGCGTGTACGGCGTCTCGATGCCCTGCTCCAGAAAGACGTTGTTCATGCGCGCATAGGGGCCAATGCCCGCCGGATCGGGGAAGGGGCGGCCTGTCGACTGCCAGAACTCGATACTTTGCGTGCCGCCGACGACGACGTCGCGGTGATCGCTGATGAGCGTCATCACGTCATCCGCCCTGCCCTCGGCCTCGTAGAAGGCCAGGGGGTCCCAGACCAGGGCATTGAAGTGGCCACTAAACCACCAGTGGCGCGTGCCCGGTTCATGGACGAGGATCCTGCCATCGAGATACGCCACCTGCCCAAACGTCTGCGGCCCGGTGAGCGGCAGCGGCGTCAGCGCGTCGGTCGCGAACGCATACCCGTAGCCGACGCCGTCCACGGTGAAGACCATGTGCACGCCGTCATCGCTGAAGCTAGCAGGAGTTGTTCCAGTATGAATAGTCCCTCTACTCAAAAAGCTCCAACCACTAAAAATCTCGAAAAGCCCAGTAGATGTAGCACAGAATACCCTACCATTTGTAGCCTCGTATAATCCTCGTATCGGGCCTGAAGGTAGAAGCGCCACTTGACGCAGACCCGGCATAGAGTATAAGACGTACCGCTTCCTATCAGACTCTACCTGTTCGACATACATATTTAAAAGACGGTCACAGGCAGCATTAGGAGACCTAACAGTACCAGTAGGCCCACAAAACCCCGGAAGCTCGGCCATCGCTTTTATCCCACCACTAGGATATAATTACCTAAACCCTCGTGTGCTATACTTGCACACGGTACGGCTAGCGATTGCAACGCGAACGCCTGTCTCAGCAGGTTGCCGTACCACATCATGAGACTCTCATCTGAGGGAGAGGCCCATGTCCTACAGAGGCTCTGAAGCCCAGAAAGCCTACAATCGCGCCTTTAGCCGTGCCTACTATGCGCATCTGCGTGAACAAGAAGCCCTTGATCCTGCCTTGAAAGAGGCTCATCGGGCTCAGAAGCGTGCTTATGATCTGATCTACCATGCCGCCAATCGTGTGAAAAGACAGGAACAACAACGCCTTAAACGCCTTGCTGATCCTAAACAAAGACTCACGCATGATGCTACCTATCGCCTGCGACATGCGGAAGAGATCGCTGTGCGTCGTCTTGCCTATGGACTCGCCAATCCTGAAAAACGGCGTCAAACTGTACGCACCTATGACCTTACACCTCCTGAATACGTTATCTTGAAGGCCGAGCGCCGCCGTGCACGCAAACGTGGTCTCCCTGACACTTTCACCGTGATAGAGCAAGCCTTCTGTCGGCAGTATTTTCACTACTCCTGCGCCATCTGTAAGCGAGAAGAGGGTTTTGAATGGATCGTCTCTATGGATCATTGGATACCCATAACCTCGACAGCCTGTCCTGGCACTATCGCTACCAATATGATTCCTCTGGGCCACGGCCTTGGTGGCTGTAACAACTCCAAGTCAGATAAAGACCCTGAGCCCTGGCTGACCAAGCGCTTCGGGAAACGGAAAGCCGCCGTGATCCTCAAGCGTATTCACGCCTATTTCGCCCTCGTTGCCGCGAAGGAGCAAGCCTCATGACCATCGATACCCTGACCCTCGTCTTCCTGTTCGCCATCCTTGGCGCCATGCTCTGGGACATCCACCGTGTTGGCCTGCGTGCGCATGAGCGCAGCCAGGAGATGCTCAAGGAGATCGCCCGCTTTCTCGGCACGGATCGGCGCTAAGACGGTCTCCCACTCTGAAATGCGGCCCAGCCACTACTTCGCGCCGCCTGCCCGGGGTAGAGCGACAGCCGCCCGACGCGCGCGTTCACCACCGCCAGATCGCGCTTCGTCTGCTCGGCAATGCGTTGCACGGTGGGCGAGGCCTCGATGCCGTACTCCAGCCCCAGCTCCACGGCCAGATTGAAGCTGAAGGTCCGTAGGTATCCGTTCGGCCACTCCAGCCCTTCATCCCAATGCGTGTACTGCGGCTGTGCCGGCCACGGCAGGAGCTGCAGCGTGGTGCCGGGGTAGTGCGGCACCGGCCACACGTACAACAGTTTTACCGGCTGCGTATCCTCCAGATACACGTACTCGACGTAGGTCGATGGCATGGCCTTGAGCCACACGGAGGTCTGATACTGGTCCTGGTCGAGCACCGTGACCTGCCAGTCCTGCACGGGCTCCCCGCCAATATCCAAGAGGCACAGGTCGAGGCGCACGGGGGGAATGCCCGGGATGTCGCAGGGGGGCACGGTGTCCCCCCACGTGTAGACCTGCTGGCCTGGAAGAAGGGCCAATGGGATTTTTGGCCGTGTCCAACTGAGGAGGTTGTCCGTCGACCACGCGTCAAGAAGGCTATTCAGCGCGGACAAAGCGCGGTCGGCTTGGTCGGCATCGATCGGCTGCTCTGCCGCCGCAACCCCTAAAAGTCTTAACGCTGTTGTGCACGGCTGCCTCGCGTATATCGTTGGCATACGCCCTCCTAGCGCACCAGCGAGAGCGTCCCCTTGACCTTCGCCCCGGCGGGCGCGCCCTGCGTGGGGATCGCCAGCCCGAGCACCCCGCCGGCGTCGAGCGGCGGCACACTGCCCGTCAGCGCAAACGCCTCGCCGTCGGTAGCCACCAGGCGCGGCCCCGTCTGGAACACGGCCGTGCCCGGATCGCCGCGCTCGGTGCCCGGAGCGCAGAGCTGCACGGCGCATTCCAGCGGGCTGGGTGCCCCGGTGATAGTCAGCGTACACTGGCTCGGGATCAGCTGGACGCCGGCGGGCAGGTCAGCCAGGGGGAGAAAGACGGGCGACACCAGGGCCGCCTCGACAAGACAGGATACGCTACGCGTTTCGTGAATGTTCATGGCTACCTCCTGCTCGGGGGGCGTGGGGGGGCCGTAGAGCCCATATCCTCACCGCCTGGTGGCGGATCGGGGGGCACGGGCGGCTCCAGCGCGGCCGCTTCGGCTTCCTGTGGGGTGCATTTCCACACCGCCTGGCCACCCGCCGCGTCAAATTCTTCCTTCGTCTCAAACAGGCGGCCGCCGTAATTCTCGCCGCCAACATTCTGGGAAGAAAAGTACCATTTTGGAAAGGTCAACTCCTCAGCCATCGGGGGACCTCCTGGGGGCGGCGGGTCAGGCTCGGGAGCCGAGACCAGGCCGCCAGATGTTAAGATGGTGTTCGCCATACTAGGTACCTGATACTGTTGAAAGGACACGTACTGCCCATTGGGGCCGCGTCACGGCAAAGCCAAAGGCCTCGTCGGCGCGACTCGCGTGCATGTCCGTCGAGATATCAGACGCTTTCCAGGTACGAATAGCCACGCCGACATCACTATCGACGGCATACGCACTTTGACCTGAAAAGGGCTCCTGCAAGCGGCACATGGCCATCGCAAACGCCTGCTCCTGATGCACGAGGTTTTGATAATAGGCCGTATTGGCCGTCATGAGAAAGGTCAGCGGCGGGTTCCCCGTGGGCAGGGCCGCCACCGTCTGGCGCGGGTTCGCCGGCGTGGCTGGCCCGATGATGGGCGGGGAGATCGGGATGGTCGCCGTGCCGTCAGCGGCGCTGTTCACATCAGCCGTGACGGTGAACTGGCGCAGCTTGCCCGTACTCGCCAGGGAGACGGGATTGACCGCATTGACGCCCGCCATGGTGAAGATGTCGCCCTTGTTCGCGCGCAGGGCCGCCGCGGCCGTAAAGCCCGTGACGGTGATACTCGCGCCGCCGGCGACGGTCGTGGCATGGAGGGGGGCTCCACCTAACGGCCCGCTGGTATGCACGGCCACATTTTGATCGGAGAACCAATCGAGGCCCCCGCTGGTCCCCATCACGCCGCGCTCATACTGTTGTTTAATCTTCTCGCTCGACTGAAAGAGCCCTTTGAGTTCATTGACGACCTCAACTTCCTCCCACTGGTTGAGTATCGCCCGCCAGGTCCCATCCTCGGGCGTCCCGTTGTCGGCCAGGATCGCCTTCGCCTGGAGGTAGGCCTTCCACTTACTCACCGTGGGCGAGGAGGGCGGCGAGATGATCGCGTTGGGGATGGCCCAATACTGCGCCAGGCCAAAGGCGTCCACCTTGTTCGCCAGGACAATGCCGGAGGGTCGGCCAATGCGCCGCCGCCAATCGTCCAAACTGAGCGTCATCTCGAAGGAACTGAACTGGAGATCGACGTGCTCTTGTTGGTCAATCGTCAGGGGCACGAACTGCTCCTCATAGTCCTGCGCCTGGAGGTTTGGGCCGCTCGTGGTGCGGAGTTGGGCCGGGAGCCGAATGTTCAGGGTCGGCCCTATTTTGTTCCCAGGAACCGCGAACTCGCTGGAGTATTGCCGCATGATCCCTTTGCAGAACACGAGGTTATTCTCGAAACAGTCAAGCAATTCGTAGGTAATAGCGCCAATCGTCAAGAGGGTGTTGTTCGCCACAATAGCACCAATCTAGGCGGCACGAGTAGTTGTAGATCATGGCGGCGTAGCCTTGCACGGTGTGTGCAGTGGCGGCATCGTCTGGCGGCAATGGTCCTTAGCGTGTCCCCTGCCTGCGGGCACGCATCTGTCTATAGTCGGCGAGGGACATCCCCTCTCGAAAGGCCGGCGGCGGCGCACTCCCGTTCCCCCCCACCGGTCGCATGGGCTCCGGCAACGGTGGTGTGGGGGCCTGCCCATTCGTCGGCGCGGGGGGCGTGCCGGCGGGGGCACTGCCGTGCGCGCCTGGCACCAGCGACCCCGGCATGAGCCGGCCCAGTTCCGCAAACACCAGCGGCGGCGGCAGCGTGTTCAGGCGACTCACGAGGTCCTGCTGCTGCGCCAACTGATAGGCCAGGGCCGGTCCCTCGGGCAGCAGCATCAGGGCCTGCTGGACATGCGGGGCGACCCTCCCGGCTAAGCCACTCCGGACCACGTCGTCAAAATCCGGGTGGGCCTGCTTAAAGGCCGCCTCGCGCTCCATGAGCTGCTGCTGCATCTGGCGTATCTGTTCCTGCTGGCGCTGCGCCTGCGTCTGCTGATCGCGCGCCTGCAACTCTTGCTGCGCCTCGTAGCGGGCTGCAGCGCGGACGTAGGCGTCGTGCGAGTCAAATTGCTCGGCCTGCGGCGCTCCTGTGGGCTGCGTGGGCGTCTGGGGCAGCTCAGGCGCGGCCCCTTGCAAGAGCCGGGTGACGACATCGAGCTTGGCGTTGGCTTCGGCGAGCTCGCGTTGGTGCTGCTGCTGGTCGGCTTCGCGGCGACGCTGTTCAGCACGCCAACGGCCATTGAGTTGGTTGATGCGGCGGCGTGAGGCGGCAAACTCCTCGGGAGTCATGGCGGCGGCTTCGTCGAGATCGGTCTCCCCCTCCCCCGCGTCCGGCGCCGCCAAGCCCGAATCTGGGGGAGGAGAAGCCTGTGGAGGTGCTGGGGCTCCATTGACAGCAGGCGGCTCGGTTTGGGCCGGTGCGGCAGCGTCCTGCACGCCCGTGCCACGGGTCGAACCGTCACCCGTACTCACCGGGATATGCGTCCCGTCCTGTTCCGAGATCGTGTAGGCTTCAATCGGTGGCATGGGGTACTCCTGCCCCGTTCACAGCCTGCTGCTGCATCTGGGCCATCTCCATGAGGAGCTTCTGTTCTTCCAGGTGCAACTTGGCCATGTTAAACTCGTGGGCCTGCTGATTTTTCTGAGCGTCTAATTGATTTTCCTGCTGCTTATCTGCGAGGCGGGCTTGTGATGTGGCTACTTGCTGTTCTAAAAGCTTCACTTGCTGAACAGCAGCGTCCTGCGTGACTTTATCCTGCTGCATTTGTTGCTGAAGTTGTTGGAACTGCGTTCCCAATTGCTGGAGTTGAGTTTGTAACTGTGCGACGCGGGTTTCCGGGTCTTTATCCTGGGTGGCAGCAATCGCCTGTGGCGGAACCGCAGTCTTTAAGCGGGCCGAAATCTCTTCTGAATGGGCCACATCCATATTCCCAGCCCACAGATCAGCAAAAAAGGGCACTAAGTCAGGCTGGGCTGTGGCGAGTATCCCTAACTTCTCAACCGCCATTTCGCGCTGCGTCGAGAACGCAGGACCGGCATCGACCACCACGTCATAGTGCCCTTGCCCGAGCATGTGCTGCTGCTCGCTGCCGTCCTCCTGCCGAATCGGCTGGTTCACCTTCGCCATGCTGACCTGCCCATCCGTGGCCACCTGGCGCAGCTCCGTGGGGCCGGCGTGCAGCTTGCGGAGGAGGTCGACCAACTGAATCCCGCAGGCACGGATACTCCAGGCCAAATTATCGGGGTAGTTGTACGTCGCCTGATCGCCGGTGATCTTCTCGGTGCGAATGGCTACCCCACTCTGATCGCCCTGGGGCTGGCCCACGCTCGGCGCGTACATCCCGAGTGAGGCGCGTATCGCTTCGTCTGCCGTGCCCAGCGCGGCTGTTATGGCTTGTATGGCTGGCTCAACCGTGGCGCGTTGGGGCGGGGGCAAGAGTTGACCATTGATGCTGACGGCCTTGTGCAGGAGGTACGGCTGATACGCATCGTTGGCGCGGTTCCAGTACTGCTCATAGCCGGCGATTTGCTCCGCGTAGACGAGCCAGGGGGCTTTGGGCGCGAGGGCAATCGCTTCGGTCTGGGCACTGAAAAAGTAATCATAGGCGAGCGCGGGCGTCATACTCGCCTGCACCATGCCGGTGCGCTGCATCTGGCCGTCCAGCACGAGGCGGTCGCCCTCGACGCGGATGACGGGAATGTAGGCGCCCTTCCAGCGTTCCTTGGCGAGGATGGCGTGGCCGCAGAGTTGTACCCACCACACGTGCGGGATACGGGTGATCCGCTTCGGCCAGGTCGGGTCGAGGTCGTCGAGGCCTGTCGTGGGCAGCACCGTGCCATCGGGCATACGGACAAGTTCGGCGCGCTCCCAGGTGCGGTAATAGTAGTCGGCCACCTGGACTTCATCCCCGGTGTACCACTCGCGGTCATTGCCCAGGGCCACCCACTCGGCCACGGACGGCGGCTGTTTGTTGTGCTCGGCCATGAAGGCATCACGCTGCATCATGGCGGTCACAAAGCACCAGTTGGCGTCGAGGGCAGCCGGATGGCGGGCGTCCGAGTCCATAAACACGGCGAAGCGGTTGTAGAGCGGCTCGATCTTCACGGTCTGCTCAAACGACCACGGGTCGGGATAGTCGATCACCAGGCGGAAGTAGCCCGTGCCAACCGAGGCGGCATTATCAAGCGCATTTGTATAACTAATTGAACTTTCACTCTCTTGCTCGATGCTTCTGATGTGTCCTTCGAGCAGCTCTGCAACGTGCTTCGTGGCACCACCAGATTTCGGCCGAATCCTAATTGAAAGAGGATTTTTTCTATACGAATTTATGACGTGATTTACGTGCTGGCGTACGCGGTCAACCGTGAGGAGTGGGGCCTGGTACACTTCCCCGGTGCCAGGACGCTGCGGCGCCAGATGTTCTCCCCCACGAAACCGTACCGCGTGGAGTTGCTGTTCCCGTTCGTCGTCCTCAGCATCAGCAGCGGCACGAAAGCGAGCAAGGGCGGTCGCAAGTATGTGCTCGTCGCCCTCAGGCGCAATGGCCTCACGGTCGACGCTGGTCAGCGGAGCGAGCGTTGTCGTGTCGGCCATGGCCTAGCGTCCTCTCCCGTGCTGCCGCCAAAAACGCTCCCGCGCCCAGGGCGGTCCCTGCGGCAGCTGCGGCATGACCACCGCAGGCGTGTCCTCCTGGTAGGCGCGAGCGAAGGTGCGCAGGGCGTCCGCCGCGTGACTCGAAAAGTCGTGCAGCGGGTGCTCCATCCACGCCTTGCGCGTCTCACTCCACTCGCGGCGGTACGCCTTCAGGCACTCGAGGCCCTCGTAGCACTTCTCGCTGTCGAACACGAAGCGCGGAAAGAGGGTACGCACGGCCTGAATACCGTCCGCGACATCGCCCCTGGGGACCACCACGGCGGGCTTCAGGCCTAACTGCTCGGCCATGGCCAGGCGCGTGCGGCCGTCACTGCTAAAGTCCCTGGCCTCGATGTCATGCGGGAAGTAGTGCCGGCCGTACGTGTACGGCTTCTCGCGCAACGCTTTCGCGTACCACTCCAGGCCGTGGTCGCTGGCTTCGAGGTAGTCGATCACGTGGAGCATGCGGCCCACCGGTTGCAGGAACCAGATCGCGGTGGCGTCACTGATCCCCAGATCCCAGCTCGTGTGCACCGGCGTCTGGGGTTCCCACGGCACGCGGGTAATGCGATCTTCCGCGGTCGCGGTCTCGAGGTAGGAGCCGTAGTACGACCCCACGAGGGCGCTCTCAAAGCTACAGAGAAACTCTTGCGCATATTGTTCGGGCGCCATCACCTGGCGGGCGGCGTCAAGTTCAGCGTCAGGCAGAATCCCCGTCTCGTCAGCACGGTAGAGCGCCGTGGACCAATCGGGCCGGGCCTGCGCCTGCTGGTAGAGGTCGTAAAAGTGGTTGTGGCCCATGGGCGTGCCGATGAACACGGCCCAACCCTGGCGATCCGTGAGTGCCGGGCGCACCACTTCAGCCCAGGTGCGCGGGCGAATCTGGGCATACTCATCGAAAACCACCCCATCAAGATACATGCCGCGCAAGGCATCGGGGTTATCGGCACCGAAGAGTTGGATACGTCCGCCATTCGGGAGGTCCAGCCGTAACTCCGCTTCGTTGGGAACAAAGGCGCGCACCGTCGCCGCAAGGGCTTTGAGATAATCCCATACCACGGCTTTCGCTTGCTTATAGATCGGGGCAATATAGGCATACCGGGGTCGTACACGCTGGTTCAGCAGCGCGTCATCGAGGAGTGCATAGAGGCACAACACGGTCTTCCCAAAGCGGCGATGACAGACCCACACGTTAAAGCGCTGGCGCCCATCAAAGAGCTGCTGCTGTAAGGGCCGGAGGTCCGGCGCTAGGATGGGGATTTGGACAGCCATGTGAGCACATACTGTGTAAGGTTGACGTCAGCCTGCGCACCCTTCCACAGGCCCAGGTGCTCCCCAAGTTTTTCCAACGCCTGCAACTTATTGTGCAGCTTCAGGCGTATCGTGCCGCCATGTTCGGTCGTCGTTTCCGAGACTTCCGCGACCACGCGGCGCTGCGCCGGCGTCAGGCTCGCAGAATCCTTCAGACGCACCCCATCTCCCCCCCACCGCATGTAGGTACTCATATCGGCAAAGCCCACATGCGCCAGTTCGGTCACCACCCGTTCTTGCGTCACCGCACAGGCGGCCTGGAGGGCCTGCTGGCGGGCGGCGATGGCCTCGGCAATGTAGGGTTTTGTGAGGTTTTCATAGCCGATGAACCGCGCGGTTGTCGCACTATAGCCGGCACGGATAGCCGCTTGCGTCGCGTTCAGATCGATGAGGTACTCATCGACAAAGCGCTGTTGCAGGGGCCTGAGCGTGCGTGTGGTCGTGCGCGGCATAGCGTCCCCCATCCGTGTGCCGGGGGTGAGGCGGCACACGGCGGGTGTGGTAATTCAGAGAGTCTGATGGCATGCACAGGAGATCGTAGAGGATGGAACTACCGGGGAGTAGACGCAGGTAGTTCCATCAGAAACATACATACTATACTCATATGTATGTATCCTCTACGAACTACCTA